TTCTTCTTGATTGATTGCTTCACCTAGCATTTTGAATTCAGCTTCAAAATACTCCAACGACCAACCACTAGTGTCAACACCGCGAGGACGGACGCCATATGCATCTTTGTACATGTCCCAGTAGGTGGCCTGGGCTTGCTCTAATGCACTTAGGTCTTCCCAGCTTGGGAAATCCACAGGGGTTGAAGTGTTAGTGCTATGCATTCCGGACTCCTTTTGTTTCTTTATGTGTATATTATAGCAAATTGGTAATTATCGGTCAACCGCTTTGACACGCACATCGGTGTTGAGAGCAGGTGTGTACTTTCGTATTAGTTCACGCTCTAGTGTATGTGCTTCGGTCTTGCCACGTAACGTGTCGATGATTCCAAAGTTAACAGCCGACTCACCAGCGGCACGAATTGCTTCGTACAGACGCCAAGATTTGTCTTCTGTGCGTGAGCGATAAATGTGCTTGTTGATGCGTGAGCGCAGACTCATGTTAATTGTGCGTTGAGTCTTGGCTGTGACACCAATGTAGTACTCCAGGCCAATTTGGATGAAGTACACAATGTGAGTACGATCCACTCGTTTTTTACGTGATTGCTTTTTAAGTTCCATACAAGTATTATAGCAAAAAGGCCATTTCGGGTCAACCAAAATCATGTACTACAAAAGTACTACTTTTTGGGGGGGGAAAGTGTTGTTTTTTTGCTTAATATCGTTGTAAACTTGCCACAAAACGGTTGACATCATTATACAGGGCATACATGACAGCTTCCTTGCTGACAAAAAAACACAGTTTGGGTTGTTTGCTGACTTTGATGTAGTATGGGCCAGTGAGTTTGCGATCCAGGGTCAATAATATTCTGGACCCAAATATAAGAAGTTCAGTTTCAAAATCCCAGTGTTCCAATTTGTATTGTTCAAATGCTTCAAAACCAACAGCATTCAGTCGCCAGCCACCATTGGGACTTTGCCACCATTCCCTCATGGCCTCTTCCGCAGTCCATAGGTCCGACTGAGCCGTTAATGTTTCAGTTAATTTTTGTTTATTTGACATCGGGGTATATTTGCGCCCCCTGCGTCAAGAGGACGACTATGAACTTGTCAGTCTTGAATTGTGTGTTGAGTTTACGTGCTAGGTTCTTGGCATGCCCAGGATTGGAGAAACTGACCTTCTTGTACTTGGGTCCAGGATACTGTGTGAGCATATTAGACGTTTTGAGATTGATTGGTTTAGCATCAAAAAACACTGCCCACACTCCTTCAGAGGCCAACACTTGTTCGGTCTTGTAAGTTACTTTGTCAGTGTGTTCTATTAACACGGTTGGTTTGGGTCGACTCATCATTATCTCCGTAGTTTATTTATCATAAAAACTACGTGGTTTTGAAACTGCCGCCATTCAATTCTACCGTAACAGTTTCTTCTTTTGCAAGAGTTTTTTGGTTACGCATGCCTTCCAAAGTCAGTAATAGTTTTGTAATATCACTGTGCAGATCTTTGGCATCACGCAGGCTCATGGTCAAGTCACGTTGACCACGGCTTTCTGCGGCTTTGATAGCATCAACAAAACGGTTGATGTGCAAACTCATTTTACAAACTGTTCCAGTTCAGGCGGAGTCCACCCCAGGGGTTTTAGGACCTTGCCATCTTCACGCTTGCGAACCTTGCCGGTCTCGTGATCAATCTTGGCAAAGTTGGTACGCATGACTTCTTTCCATGCGCCTTCAGCATCGGCACCGAGACTATGAATGGCACCCACGGTGACCACAAGGATATCAATCAGGGCGTCAAGGTCATCTACTTTGTTGTCGCTGGCCACTAACTCACCAAATTCTTCTTGAATAAGATTACAGTACAATTGATATTGGTCACGGTTGAATTCGCCCACTGACTGATCACAGGCTCGCATGAATTTTTCTTGATCACGAAACGGATTTGTCATTTGCTTGTTCTCGGGTTTGAAAAGGACCTTGGTAAGCATACCGCTCCAGGGTAATAAGTTTAGGGTGTTGAATAGTCTTCCACTTGCGATGTTGCTTGATACGGTACCAACCAGCAGCAAACCACGATTTAGATTTGTCTTCTCTAGTGAACAAGGGCAACTTGTGTTTGACGTCCCATATAGGATTGAACACACGGCCATTGACTTCATGACCATATACCATGTTTGGTGGCAATGGTGTTGCAATCTCAGGTGGCTCAAACTCAATGTTTACAGCCTCTCGAGCCATCTTGACTGTTTTATAACTCACAACATTGTCATGAATTTTTATAATACAGTTACCGTTTTCGTTTACTTCAAGTTGACCAATCTTGCGATTATCTTTCTTGAGTATCCAGTACTGGTTCTCCACCACGGGTTTGGCTAATATCATCTAATACTCCTTTGTATGTTTCATTCATCCAGCGACTGACTTGATCTGCACTGTCACTGAGTTTGGTCAGCTCGTACTTGCCACAGAACTTTAGGAAGTGTGCGCCTACCATGCCCACATCCTTGTGTGAGATTTGTTCACGAATGCAACTATCCACAACTGCTTTAACATTGTCCGGCTGTGCTGTGAGATCAACCAAGGTGCAATTACGCTCGTAGTCATCTAGCACACGATGCTCGGCACCGTTGTGGTCGGTCCAACGTTGCAACATCAGGTTGTTCCAATTGTATCCGCGCTTGTCTCTGTCTCCAAAGGCCTCACGGAGACCAACTTTATTCTTTGTGCCTTTCTCACGTACTCCAGGATATGCAGAAAATACGTTGTCGGATGTGTCGCCACGCATGCACTTCTCAAATAACAGCCAGGCTGGATCCGGGATGGTTTTTGGCTGTTTAGTTTTCTTATCATTGACACGGTTACCTTTAGCATCGAATATGCCCTCCAAGGTTAGTAGTTCATCGGTGATACCATTGTATTGTGTGACGTTGGCGGCCAGCAACTGCACGAAATCAGTGTCTGAACTTACAACGGTGTGTTCATCTTGGGGGTGTAAAGCAATCCAACGTGCTATGATGTCATCTGCTTCGGCAGTGGCACAACGGATCACACTACAATTTGTTTTTGTAGCCAAGTATTTAGTCAGTTCATCATAGGTTTCCCAAAACAGTTTGTCATCTTCTGCTTCAGTTTCGGTCATTGCACCACGTGCCACAGCACGGTTGGCCTTGTAAGGTTTGTAGTAGTCTTTGCGCCAGCTTCGACCTTCTAATGCGAATACCACATGATCTGCTTGAAAACGCTTGGCCACCTTGTTGGCAGCCATAATTGTAACATGCAAGGCAAAGCCTAGTTTGGTCCATGTGTCACTAGCACGGTGTGCGCTGTGTCTAGCACGGAAAAACATGTTGGCTGTATCAATCAGTAGGTATTTCATCTGCACTCACAATTTGGTTGTTGAGCATGTATTGTAGCACATGTTTGGCCCAAAAGCAATGGGCTTCTTTACCAAAATGATATCCAAATGGGCGTGTGTACTTGAAACCGTTGTTTTCTAACACAGTATTATAACTGGAACTTCGGAGGTATGGATCAATGTAATCCACTTCCCAATCATACTTGTTTTGGATATCACTAAATGTGCTGTGGCCGCTGAAGAATAGGTGGTTGATATTTTGTTGTTTAAGTTCGCAATGTAGGTCCCAGATATCTTGATGGGCCTGCTGTGTTTTCTGATGCCAATCAACTTCGGTCACATATTGTTTGTAGCGATCCGTCCATTCCGGTGGAACCATGTCAATGCCACTTGCGTTAACTTGATACCAATAATTGGTTGCGTTGTGAAACCATTCTTCACGTTCCCAAGTGGTCCATTGTATAACCATGAATGTGTCTGTTAACTTGTCAGGATTGTTTTTGATCCACTCACGTGTGGTTCTTAAAATACGTGGGTTGCTACCACCGCTTTGTGCATCACAATAAAACTCTGTGGCTCTCAACATCTCTGATAGTTTCTTGCCCCAACTGACTTTTAGATTTTCAGGATGAGGAACTTGCCCCCATTTGTAGTATTCTGGATCATCCTCGGCCCAGGCATGTTCTACGTTAGCATCGCAAGCGGCGGTGTGACTGCAACCATTCACATACAGGATCATTTTTGTAGTAATACTTTTTCAGTCTCTGCGGCCACCACACGTTTGCGCAAACTTGAACTGGAGAACGAGTGATCTCTACCATTGAACACAAGTTCAATGCCACGCATTCCACACTCCTCATAGCCAGAGAAATTTAGGTGTTGATATTCAACACCCAAGATGCGTACATCTACAGGTAAAATTAACAAGAGGTCACGAAGATCCTGCTCGGTTTGATATACAACGACTTCATCAACATAACGGCATGCGGCCAACTGTATTTGTCTCTCAACAATACTTTGTATAGGGAGATTTTTAGTTTCAGGTCTATCAATAGTTGGGTCTGTCTGGAGCCCACAGATCAGGTAGTCACAATGATTCTTGGCCTCTGACAGCATGGCAATGTGCCCTGCGTGGAGCATGTCAAAGGTTGAGAAAGTGATACCAATTTTCTTTCCGTCTTGTTTGAGTTGTTTGATATGATTGAAAATCATGACACTTCGGTTCTTCCGCCACCGATGTCTCTAGTGTTGACATACTGTCCAACACCTTTGATTATGGCTTGTTCTTGTTCCCAGGTTTCCATTACCACGTGTCTACACACATTTTGGAACCAACGATC